TTCCACGCTGGCCAGTTGCCGCAGGCTCACCCCGTTGTACCAGTAGCCCTTGTCGTCGCTGCTGCACACGTAGAGGTTGCCCTGTCTCGGGATGAAGTCATCATCCTCATACAGCTCCCGTCCCTCCCAGTTCAGCGCCCCCGATGTCGGGCGACCGCTCAGCATCCCCAGGGCGGCCGCCGCAAAGCAGCCACGGCTCCTCACGTAGTAGATGCCGAGCCCGTAGGCACCGCCGGCGACGCTTGCCTGCTTCACATCCATATCATCCACGATACCCGCGAAGGGGAGCACCCTCATATCCAGGCCGCCTCCGCTTCCGCCGCTTCCGCCGAGGTAGGCCTTCACCACCTCCGCCGTCACCTTCATCTGCTTGTTGCCGCCGTCCGTCGCCGTCTCTATCAGAAACTTGTCGCCGTCCCAGACCGCGGCGCCTATCTTGAAACTTGTTGTTACGTCCATCTCCGCCGCCTCCTAATAGAAGATTCTACAATACCAGACACCGCCAATGCCCACCACAAAGGCCACGCTCCTTGCTGCCACCTTCACGTCGCCCCAGTCCTTGCCGTCGTTGATAGAGCGTATCGTCTGCCCGCTCACAGCCGGCAGAAGGTGATAGGCGCTGCCGTCCAGGCCAGCGAAGAGGTAGCAGTTGCCGTCCTTGATGGTCTTCGGCAGGGTGATGTGCGTGTCCGTGTTGTTGCTGTGTCCCACCATCACCACCGCGCCCGAGCGCACCCGTAGCGATCCGCCCGTCACCGTCCCCACGCTTCCCGTCGCCTCGCTGCTGTCCATCATCGTGCAGTGGGCCGTCACCGTTGCCGTCTCCGGGGTCAGTCCTCGCGTTATGCCTCCTAAGATGTCCAGGGCCACGCCCGATCCGCCCTTGGCGCTCAGCTGGAGGGCGGCACCGTATTGATTAGACCCGGCCCCCGTCTCGTAGCCTATCGCGGCCACGATGTTGCTCTCCGAGTCCACCAAGAACTTGCGGTTGCTGTAGTAGATGTCGTTCGCCGTCTCCAGTTTCAGGATCCCGGGCGAGAGCGTCACCTTAGAGTGGCTCACGCTGCTCTCGCCGGTCAGCGTGCTGCCGTTGATCTCGAAGCCGGCGATCTTTCCCGTCGTCGCCGTCACGTTGCCCTCTATATAGGCGTTCTTGCTGTACAGCGTCCCGTCCTTGCTCACCGTGAAGGTATAGGCGCTATAGTTGTCACCGGTCACCCCCGGATAGTTGTGGCGCTCTCCCACCCATAGCGGGAAGTCGCCGCCAAGACCGGCATACTGCCGTCCGTCGTTATCCAGCACCGCGATGTTCGCGCCCGTCATGAAGTCTATACGGGCGTTCTTGGCGATCAGCGTCTGGAAGAAGGCGTCGTTGGCGTTCACCGCCACCTGCTTCCAGTGGTCGTCGCGCTGGCTGTCCTTGCTGTGGGTGTACGTCTCCTTGCAGACATACAGCAGCCAGCCGGTCTCGGCCGCGTCGTTGCGCTCTGCGTAATAGTCCAGGTAGCAGAAGCCGTCAGCCGTCACCGTGTCGCCGCTGTAGTAGATCCTGCCTTCCACAAGCGTCTTGTAGATCCTCACCGTGCGCCCGTTCGTGCCGGGATCGCCCTGCCTGCCTTGCTCGCCGGCAAACTCGCCGACATCCAGCCACCGGTCGTCCATGGCCATGTAGATATGCTTCCCGATGCTGTAGGCGTCGCCCACTTCCGAGTTCGTCCCCGTCCACACGCCGCGGCTGAGGGCTGTCTTGCCCTGGAGCATGAAGGCCACGTGCACGTCGTCGCCGTATTGGTCGATCAGCACCACCTGTCCGTTCGCCCAGTCCCTCGGGTCTGCCTCAAAGGCCGTCTTGGTCTTATACCAGGCTTCGGCCCTTCCTCTCATCCGCCAGCTGTTGCCGTCCTTGCCGGGCACGCCGTCTTTGCCCGTCTGTCCCGTCAGCCTCACGTAGGAGGGCTGCCCCGTCACCTTTACGCCTCCGGCTGCTCGGCTCCATGCCGTCTCGCGCAGCCACAGGTCACGTCCTCCGGGGCCGTCGTCGGCGTGGCGGTGCTCAGCTTGGCGCTGATGCCGTAGGCGTGGTCATAGCCGTGCTCGGTGCCGCTGTCGCCCTTCACTCCGTCGGCGACAACCTTTATCGTGAACTGCATCGTCAACGCTGTCCGTCCCTCACAGTCTATCGTCACCTCCACCGAGGCCGTCTTCCGGTTCTTGTAGTCCACAGTGTCCACCAGCAGCGTCGAGTGGTCGAAGTGGGCCGTGCAGCCGTCGCAGACCATCGTCAGCGCGTATTTCCCCGACATGTTCCCGCCGCTCGTCTCTGCGCAGATCAGTAGCGTCTGCCCCTTCCTCACGGTGATGGAGCAGTGAAGCAGCCATTCACGGCTGCCGTCGGCCTGCGTGGCCACGAGTTCCTGCTTCAGGTTGCCCGAAGCGTCAACGGGCACCGTGTCGGCAATGTTGTCCACCGAGTAGGTGTAGGGGGTGATGCCGTCGATGCCGCCTTCTCCCAATTGCACCAGGTGACCGTCCAGATAGACGTTGTTGATATATGCCGAGTAGCCGCTCATGTTCAGACCGAACATCGAGAGGTTACTGAGATCGCCGAATTGAGCCCGGATGTTGTTTTTTCCGAACGTCCAGTCGTTCACCTTGGCCAGATAACGCTCATAGGTCAGCGCCGAGTACCGGCAGGTCTGCCGGCTGGTGTTCGTAAAGTTGCCGTAGCACACGAAATGCATCGCCCTCGACGGGTGCTTGCTGTAGCTCCCGTCGGCATACTTCCGAAGCTCGTATTTGAAGGCCGAGTTGTGGGCCGTTTCCGTGATGGCCGTGATCTTGAAGTAGCAGGTGTAAAAACCCGAGAACCTGAATCCGCCCTTGCCGTCGTCGCTGTCCGTTGTCGCGTTGTTCTTGTTCTCGTAGTCGTGGAAGATCCCCATGCAGATGTCGTCCACGGCCACCTTCCCGATCTCGCCCTCTTCGAGCTTCAGCTTGATCTCGCCCGTAGCGGCTTCCGTCCCGTCGCTGTTCGCATCCGGAGTCACGCTCTCGATAATGCCAGCGCCCGGAGCTCTCCACTGGTTGCCCACGAACACCTCCACGCGGTTGTATCTCAGCTCGGGGACTTCCAAGAACCGCCTCAGACTAAGGCTGTCAGCCTCCATGCTGCCGTCCCTGCCTATCTTCGCACCGAATCCGGCAAGACCCGAGGCGAAGCCGTCCTTGCCCACGATGGCATCGCCCTTGATAGAGGCATCGCCCTCCACGTGGGCATTACCCATCCCCAGCGTGTGGGTCGTACTATCGTCCATGTCCTTGCGCAGAAAAGGAGCACCCTCAATAAAAGAAAGTAGGGCGAGAAGAGCATTGCCGATACGGTTGGCCGTATTCGCATATAGCTTCGTCTCGTCGCGGATGCCTTCTAAGGTCCTTCTTAGCAATTCTGTCGCTGCTGTCTTTAACATGAAGTACGTCGTTTTAATTTATCACAAAGATAGCCTATGTAGTAGAGGCGAAAAAATACCTGTCATTAGTCTTTTGTCGTGAAGTGCTTGGTGACATCGCCATTGAAGATGTCCTCCAGCGCGTCGGCCATCAGGCCTTGATAAGCTTCACCGTAGAAGGCCGCTTCCACCTCGCCCAGTCGCATGACTGAGGCAAAGTATTTCTTGTTGAACCAGTCTCGCTACTTTCGGTGCTTGTTGTTCGTCTTCCAGTCCTCGAGAAATTTCAGGTCGCCGCCATTCCCGCGCTTATAGCCCTTGCCCGTTCCCAGTGCCACGTAGATGCCGTAGTAGGCGAAGCGGTGCTCTATGAGCGTAGGACTGCCTTGTGTTCGGTGCCCGCTGATGGAGGAGTAGAGTTTTCCCGTCCTGTAGACTTTCATCTTCATCAGGCGCTCTCTCCAGTACTTCATCATCTCCCGGGTCCAGCCTTCCTCATATTTGTTGATGTCCTCCTGCGTCACAGGAGGCTGTATGTTACTCCCACTCATCTTTCTTGTATGTCAGGTCTGTCGGTTCCTCGTTCTCGAGCATGAAGTAGAGGCCGGTTGCCCCGTTCAGGGAGTATCGGCCGAGTTCCTTGTAGAGCACGTTCTCCACGTCGAGGAACACCAGTTCCTTGCGCATCTCACGCTGTTTCTCGTAGAGCAGCCGCGTGATGAACTGCTTGAACACCTTCCGGCAGAGGCTCATTTTCTCGTTGTGATCCTCGCCGTCGTTGTAATGGGTCGCTGCCAGTACCCATACGGTGATGGTGCTGCGCGTAAACCAACCTGGCTTGCCGCAGAACAGTCTGTTGTCTGATGTGTCATCTATGACGATGAAGTTCTCTGTCTTGCGGTACTGTGCCATCACGCCCTCGAGATTCTCGGGGCCGGAAGCCAGCACAGCCTTGAAGCCGTTCTCCTGGCAGATGCGGTTATGCTCTGCCAGCCATTTGATTTTCGCTATTGCGTCGAGTCTATTTTCCATATTTCCTTTCCCATTCCTCTGCCTCGCGTGCCTTGGCGTCCAGTTCGGTCAGGCATCGCCAGCAGTCCAGTTCCTGTACTCTTTGTTCCTTCGTCACGTCTCCCTCCGTCAGAGCCCTCAACTGGGCGTTGATGATGTCCATCATCGGCGGCACGTCTCCGCCGGTCTTCTTGAAGAAGTGGGGGAATGCCTTGGCCATGGCCAGTTTCACCGACGTGTACCAGATGAAGGTTCCCGTTCGCTCTGCAGGAGTAAGCGTCAGCGTCTCCGGCGCGTCGTCATTGCGGTTCCTGTAGAGGATGCGGGCCAGCGCGTCCAGCCGCTTCTCGTCCTTCGTCTTCAGGAATCCCTGATAGATAAGCTCGCAGTTGAGATAGTCCACGAACGGCACCCCATGAAGGAGTACATCGACCGCATGATAGCCCTGGATGCGCTCCAACCTCACACCCATGCCGTCATACGAGTCGATGTAGTCGAATTGATGCAGCAGGCTCTGTATCTGCCACGTCGATATGTTGAACTTCCTTCTTCTGCTGTCTCCCTCCAGACGGCACGTGATTCCCCCGGCTATCTTCCTTACCACCTCCAGCCCGGTGAAGCGCAGGAACATGTACGTCTTCACCGTAACCGGATCCGTGAAGGTAGACAGCAGGAAGAAGACGTAGCGCAGCTGGTCCTGCGTCAGTTCCTTCCAACCTCGGGGCGCGTTGAGCAGCAGTCCGTCAGCCGTTGAATATGAACAGTGGGGAGTCCTTAGTGTTGGCATAGTCTTCGAAATGTCTGGCCTGGTATACGTTTGATTTCATGTAGGGCTGGAAGTCATCGGGATTCTTCTCCATGACCTCGACAATTCTTTTGTCGAGGTCTTTTATTACGTTTGGGCCGCAGGTTTTGTTGTCCTGCGTATAGAACCCTATGAGGGTACGCATCAGGTGCAGCAGCTTCTCCTGGCTTTCCGTGGTGTCATTGTTCCTGATGTTGTCGAGCAGTGTTTCCATCTCTTCATCTGAGATAACCCATCTCAGATGCTGGTCGGCCGAGTAGATGCAGCCTTGAGCTTGCGTCCAGATTTCCTTTGTCACCAAAGCGATTCTGCCATAGCGCTCGAGCATGCCGATGGAATAGAAGACCGTCGGGATGTTGGCGTCAGCCTGCTCCGTCTCCCCCCATCCGTCGATGCATCGCAGCATGTCGATGAGTATGCCCAGGCCTTTGAGCCACTGGCGGGATACCTGTGAGCGCAGTGCGTCGACACGGGCTTTCGATGCAGGTGCCGTGTCCTGCGTGCTGACGATGCCGAAGCCGGTGGCCGTAAGAACGAGATCGAGCGATGAGATGTTCTCAGAGAAGGCTTTCCGGCAAACCACCTTCTGTGTCTGCTTGAGCAAAGATTCGTTTGTCTCGAGCGCTTTCATGCCCACATCGCCCAGCACGTTCGTCGTGATGAGGTCGGCATTCTCCTCAATGAAGGGAAGGAGCATGTCGAACACGTCGTTGTTTTTAGTCGTCGCCGTGATGACGTTCTCCTCCAGCACGCTTTTGTCAATCTTCAGTTGTTCCGTCAGTGTTGCCATTGTCTTCGCCTCCGTTTTTGTCTGTTGTCACTTCTTTCTTCTCCTTGTTCTCGTCGAGGGTCGTCAGCACGATCATCGGCACGTCGACGCCGATGTCCTTCTGCCATCCGTTGTACCACAGCACCACCTTGAAGGGCTGCAGCAGCACGTCGTGGAAGGCAGCCTCGTTGGCCTGCTTCAGCAGGAAGAGCTCGCGCTTGTCGGAGCCTGAATTGTTCATGGCCGACTTGCCCGGCGTTGCTCCTACCAGGTTTGGGTGGATGTTGTCACCATAGCAGAGCGAGTTGGATGCCTCCTGCACGTCGTCGCTCCAGTCTCCTCCTTCCTTCTTGCCCGCCGTGATGTCGTTGATGCGCACCATGCGTACCTCCTTGCCTGATGCCGGCTCGATGTAATAGCCAGTTATCCACGTCTTGCCGATGTTCTCATTGCCGCTGATGAAGTTCTCGATGTTCTGCTTCTCCTGCTTCACCCTCGCCCGGCGCTTCTGCGGATCCGTGATGCCCTCGTTGTCGCAGAGGTTGTCCCAGTAGTCCTTGTGCACCTCCACCTGAAAGCGGGGTGGCGCAGAATTGCGGATCTTGGCCCGCTTGCCGCGTCCGATGAGCATGTAGATGTCATACCACGAGTCGCGCAGGATGGCCGTATAGTATGGGACGGGGTAGTACTGGTAGCCCGGAGTGGGGAAGCGGGTCACGATGGCGAACTTCCTCGTTCTCGTGGCGCGTCCGAATGGGTCTGAGGCCAGCGCCTTGCGGGGCTGTCCTGTTTTCGGGTCTGGGTCGAAGCCCAGCCGCACCCTGAGGTCGCCCCATGGGTCGGTATCGTCGAGCATCTCCAGCACCTCCACCTCGTCGGGCTTCATGGCAGAGTCCTTGAAGTTGCCGTAGAAGACGTGCTGGATGCGTCCCATCTCATCGGCTTTCTCGAAACGGCAGTAGCAGCTCTCCTTATGGCGCATCTGCACGATCTGCGTGCCGTCGCCGCTGAGGATGATGGCCGTCACGGTGAAGAAGAAATACTTCATGTCCGTACACTGCTCGATGAAGAAACGGTTCAACTGGTTGCGGAACTCGAACTGCTGAACGTCCTCGTTCTCTGTCTCCTGTTTCGTCTTCTTGTCAAAGAACCTCACGCCCTGGCCGTAGCAGGTCAGCACGTTGTAGAACTTGTTCTGGCTCATCACCATGTTGTCGGCCACCTTCTGGATGATCTCGTAGGGCAACTGGTCGTCGTCGCCGAAGGGTACGTAGAGGTAACTTTTGCCCTTGATGGTGATGGGCTTGTAGGTAATGTTGCTCCCCGAGTCGTCGAAGATGGTGCAGGAGTTGTCAGGGTATTCGGAGTTGGCCGAGCCGGCCTTGTCCGTGCCGCCGAAGCCGCTCACGGAGTAAATCTCCGTGTCGCCCCTCATTCCCACCTTCTTCATTGTAGGTCTCTGTCTCTTTGCCATATCACAAGTAAATTTCGTGTCCCATGAATTCAAAGATGGTGATGTCCCTCACCATCCTTATCTGTCCGTTGACGGGGTTCTTCAGCCTGTGCGTGCCACCCCGCCAGTGGCTGCCGATGACGAGCCATCCACGATATTCGATGATGTCGCCCGATTTCAGTTCCCAGCAGCGCAGGTTGACCAGCTGCGCCCGGATCTTGGCGATGTCGAGCTGCTTCTTCATCTCCGTCAGGTGGATGGGCTTCTTGTAGTCTTTCGTCATAGTAGGAAAAGCAATCCTCCGATCAATCCGCCGACGGTGTCGGCAAAGAGGTCGTTGAAGTCAAACTTTCCGTCCCTTCTCTCATCCAATTTCTCCTTTACGACGCCCGCGATGTAGGCGAAGCCGAATCCCATCACCGCGGCACCGGCCTTGCTGATGCCGCAGTGGATGAGATTGAAGAAATAGAACGATGCCGCTCCTGCCACGAAGGCAATCAGGAGGCAGCAGATGACGTTTGCATACTTGTCAGATGGTATGCCACACATCCATGTGGCGAATTTCTTGAATATCTTTTTCATGTCAGTTGAATGTATAGTCAAACGTGTTGTCGAAGATTCTGCCGGCCCTGCTCAGGTCCACCACGTTGTGGTTGGTCTGGGCGTACATGTAGTCGAAAGTGAAGCGTGCCAACTGTTCGGGCGAGTTGTCAACCTCGCTTTTAGAGTCGGTGATTGTTATCTCCTTCCCGATGACCGGCTGGCCGTCCTTGAAGTTGACGACCCTCACATAGTCCGAGCGGAAGAGCTCGTCGGCCCAGTTCTGCTCCGCCACGGCGAGATAGCCCGTGTCGGCCGAGAACTTGCGCAGCTCCTCTATCTTGTAGTTGCGCTTGTATCGCCCGATGTAGGCCGTCGACCGCGTGTAGGATGGAGCCACCTTGTGTTTTCCCGTGCAGTACAACAGTTCCTCCACTCCGAAGGAGTTGACGAACAGCAACACCGGCGCGCAGTCGGGGTTGTCGAGGTCGATGACGAACGTCTGCGACCTGCTGCCCGCCGTGGCGGTGAAGCTGATGAGCGTCTTGCCTTCGCTGACGAACCTGTTGGGAGATACGTCAATCGTGGTGTATACATCGCTTCCCTTCACGGCAGGCGGCGTAAAGGTGGCCATCGTGCCGTCGCTGTATCTGGCCAGGACAGAGGCAGCCTCGGTTCCAAGGTAGTGCAGGAACTCGAGGCGTCCCAACGATGTGGTTTTGTTGCCGAGAAGCAGGGAGAGGAAGTGAGCGTTGCAGAACGTCTCCGCGTTGATGCTCTCCTGGGCGCTGATGATGTTTGCCGTGCAGTAGATGACGGAAGCCGTCATCGACGTTGTCGACGTGATGCTGTCCGCGTCGTCCATCTCGTTGATGGTGATGGCCAGCGTCACCTTCAGCTTCTGCCTCGCGTAGGCCGTAACTAGGGATGGAAGGTCGGCCAGCGTCACCGTGCCGGCCAGCGGATAGAGCACCTCGTTGAATATCTCCTCCCCGTCGACGGTCATGGTGACGCCCGACTTCACCCCCGATATCGTGAATATGACATCGGGGATGGCGGAAGAGAACAGCGTTCCGGATATACTTTGTGTGACAGTTATCATCTTTACTTCTTTACCGCAAAGATACTATGATGAGAGTGGCCAAGAAAATACAGCATCATTCCTCGCCGCTGCGCTGCAGCCTGTCGATTTCACCCTGCAGCAAGGTTAATGCCTTGTTTATGCAGCCTTTCTGCACTGTAAGACTCTGTTTTGCCCTTCTTAGGGCTGCAAGACGGGTGGAAGCGAAGCAGGAATAACGATAAAAAGGCTCGCCCTGGTACATTTCTACCCAAACGTTTTGTTCTTTGTCGGTGTTGTAGATGATTTGCATATTGTAAGATAGTTAATTCAGGTAATAAAAACGCCTGAAAGTAAAACTCCCAGGCGTGTTTCAGCATCAGGCCGTTCACGAATCTTTTAAGTCCCAAATTTATGGCTCCCCTTAACCTGCTTCAGGGACGTGCAGGTGTGCACTTTTTTGCTGAAGTTTATGAAGTTTACGTTGTGCCTCTTTTGATGTTGCAAATATAGGAAATATTTCCATACATGCCAAGAAAATCCCGCTAAAATTCCACGTAAATATGGAATTTTTTTGAGAAAAGGCCCATGGATTGCTCCACGGGCCCCGGCCAAGTACCTTCGAGGTGTTATCTCATTCTGTAGATCATCCAGATTGGGCTTCCATCGTCGTCCTCTGTGAGCAGATAGCCGTGCTCCACCATGTAAGTGACCACGGTCTTGTCGTCGAGCTCCAGCGTATCAGCGGTTTCATCGATGATTTGCTGGGTGGTCTTGTTGTCCTGCACCATGTTCAGTTCCTGTCTGTTTGACCTGCACTGGAAGTAGGCGTCGAGGACGACTTGTTCTATTCTCATTCCTTCATCTTCATCCTTCATTGACGATTCCTCCTTCTTCGATTTCAGTCTTGATGTTCTTGAATACCATTCTCATTCTGTTCAGCGCCGCCGAGAGCCTGATGACTGTCGGCTCGCTGACCTCGTTCTCGTTGAGGATGACGTCCATGGCCACGTCCAGATTGCTGATGAAGTAATCCAGTTGGTCTTCCTCAACGAAGGTGCGCAGCACCTGCTTGATTTCTTCGTTCGTCATGCCTTGCCTCCTATCTCCATTAGTTCTGTACTTTTCAGAAATTCAGAAAACTCGTTGACTTTTACTTCAACGGTATGGACCGACTTTCCCGTAAGTATGAAAGCAAAGTTGTCGTTGAATTGGTTTACCGGTTTTACACAGACAGATCTATTCATGCCGCTGTTGGTGTTATCTGTACTTTCCTCCAACTTAATGGCCTTACTGCGTGGATGCTTGGCAACTACCTCTTTCATCTTCTTACGTATAGCTTCCACCATATCAGCCCACATTGTTTCGCTGACGATATAACGGTCATAATTCATCCACGTCCACTTGCCAATCTCTCTCATCATGGCATTTACGCTCTGGTACGTCTGTACCTCTACAAAGAATAGTTTCATGCCTTGCCTCCTTTCTCCTCTTTCGACACTGATGGTAACTTGATTGCGTCAACCAAGACGTTTTTGCTGACGAATGAAGCTGCCCGAATGATATTCCTTAATTTCTCATTCAGAGACATCTGCGCGACCAGTATCTTGACGAGTGCATAGAAGTCCCCCTCAACATGGGTATTGATCGTCATTATATCCTTCCCATATATCTCTTTCACCTCCACGTTGACAATCATTCCTTTCTTTGGTTCTGAGTTGATGATTTTTGTCAAGAACTCTTTTATTTCCTCGTTCATCGCTCGCCTCCTTTCTCGTCCTGGTTCAGACGGTACACGAGCCATCCGCTCACTGCCATGGCCGCTACTGTGACAAGTGGAGCCTGCTCAACGCACGCTGCTGCCACTACCATGGCAATCGGCAGCACGATGCCGATGCGGAAGGCGACGCGGCGCGTCACCTCGAACTCAGCGATACGGCTGTAGAACTCGCTCTTGGTGTCGAGCCATTTGTTAACACTTGATTTCGCGCTCTGGATTCTCTCCTTCAGAGTCTTCCGGCTTGAAGCAGAAGGGCTGAGTGCGTAGCCCTGCTCGAAATTGATGCTTGTCTGTTGCATAGCACTATCGTTTAACCTTGCAACCGCCTTGATACGGGTGACGGCTGCTCTCCCCGTTGGTTAAACGATAGTGCTGTAACTCCGAAGAGTGGCAAAATCACGGGAAGGCAGCCGTCATATTTTTAGGCAATACCCTATATCCATAAAAAAAGCCCTGCCATCAGGCCGAGCGATAACCGACGCTCATCGGAGTAGATACAACTACTATCGTTTAACCGATGGCAAAGTTACGAAAACTAATATTAGAAACCAAACATTTTTCCCGAAATTTTCAGTTTTCGGGCAAAAAAAGTGAGGGCAGGGCGCTCATGAGCGCTCTGCCCCCGTGATTTTCGTATCCAGATTCCTGACAATGTATTTGGATTCACAACTAATTTTATTTGTGATACCCTCTTATTTGTGATACCCTCTTATTCGCTTTATGCGATTCCATTGTCTCATCATTTTGCTCTGGTTTTCCATGGGATCACCGTTCATCATGTCCATAAACTTTGTTTTGTCGACGATGAAGGTGAGTACGGTGCCCTCGCTGTCAGTTGTAAGATGAAAATCTCCAAGTGTAATGATGTCCAGGCCGACGATAAAGTCGGGAATACCGGGATAATCGTCGAGAATATCGGCATCCACAAGCGCTGAATACTTTCCGTTCCCAGGCAAGGCAAAACAAAGTGTGGTTGTTCCGACTTTCAGCCCCGTTATGCCTATTTTTGATGACCTTCCATTTGCTACTAATCCAAGTTCCTTGACAATCTTTCTTGATATAGAAGAAAATGTAGCTCCAGTATCCCATATGGCATTAACCACTTTGACCTTTTGAGTTTCTATGTTGTATACTTGCAAAGGCGTCTCTATCTTGATGATGTCCTTGCCAAGATTATAACGGAAAACATTATCTGGAATAACTTCGTTGCCCATAATCTTTGGTTTTTGGGCAAAGATAATAAAATCATTCCAATTTTCCAACGTTGGGAAGAAATAAATCGAAAAAGCCTCCCACGCATCACGCGCAGGAGGTTTCATCAGCCGTTAATCACTAAAAAGTATTAAAAATAATATCTTTTTCGGTCAAAACCTTGCAAGTTAGTATTATTTTTACTACCTTTGCAATGTCAAACAATAACAACATACAATGAGAAGATACAAAGTAAAGGAGGTGATCAAGATGCTCGAAGCCGACGGCTGGGTAAAATGCAAGACCAAAGGCGACCACCGGCAATACAAGCATCCGACAAAACCCGGAAAGGTAACGGTAAGAGGTCACGACAGCGAAGTTCTGAACCAATTCTTGCTCAACAGCATCTGGAAACAGGCAGGGTGGAAATAACCACCCTCCTTTTCAAAACATTATTAACAGACAAAACGATTAAAGCTATGGAGAAAATAAGAGTGGACATACAGTGGTGCGATCACAATTTCGGTGCCACCTTCGGCGATAACGTCCCTGGGGCAATCGTCATCACCGCAAAAACGTATGATGAGTTGATGAAAGAGATTCCCGAAACATTGCGTTTCCATGTGGAGGGAATGTTAGAGGACGGCGACGAAGTTCCAGATTGGCTTCGTAACGGAGACTATGAGTTTGAGTACCATCTTGACACGGCTGCGCTTATCCGCTCCTGTGAGCCCTATGCCAGCCTCGCTGCTATCTCACGTGCCTCTGGCATTAACGAGCGGCAACTGAGCCACTATGCCAACGGCATAAAGAAGCCACGCCCACAGCAGCGCAAGCGCATTGTCGACGGACTGCATGAAATAGGCAGGAAACTTATTGCAGTTGTATAGTTATTGTTTGACAGCAGACCTACAACGGCAGGGCGGGGCATCTGAGCTTCGCCCTTTTTGATGATAAAAAGCCTCCCATGCATCACGCACAGGAGGCCTCTGTTGTTACCGGTTGGTCAGGCCGGCGGTTGTTGAATTTAAACAGTGACCTTTAGACCTGCGCCCCCAGCCCAGGGGCGTCTTCTTGTTCAATACGGCGTTTTAGTGGAAGCCGGGGCTGGAATGTTTTCTGCGGCATGACGGATGCGGTTGCTCAGGTCCAGAAGAGCGCCTCGGAGCTGCTCGGCCTCCTCCTCTGTGAAACCGCCGACGCCACCGTTTCCATCTATGCCATACATCTTATGCTGGAACCATGGCACTGACTTGTCGAAATAAGTCCGTGCTATCTCTCTCCAGGAAACGCTGAGATAGATGTCACTCATGCGCTTCTTCATATCTGTAATCTTGTCTGCCTTTTTGATTGCTACTTCCATAGTTTTAATCTTTTATTTGTTCTATATAAAGGGCTCTCCCCGAAGGGAGGCCCGTCTGTTTCACTTAGGCATGTCCGTCAGCCGGTCAAAGAGGTCTTGTGCGAACTCAAGCAGTTGAGGGTAACCGTCGGGAAAGCTCTTGCAGTAGTTTCTGATGGACTCAATCAGCTCTTTCTCTTCCCAGGTGACTCTCATGTTCACCATTTCTTCTTTTTTCTTTGTCATGCCACTAATCTTTAATTGAACACTGCAAAGATACTATTCTTTTTGATAGTAACCAAATGTTTTACTATTTATTTTGATAGTGTTTCATTTTTTCTTAATAATCAACAAAATTAGCCCGAATTGAGGAATGTGATTTGTCATTCAAATCACTAAAAATCGTCATTTCACCGTGTGAAATACCTCTCTCCGGCGAAGAAAGCGGGTCCCGCGGCCATTTTCTCATGAAAATCGTCGTGGGCTTTCGAGCCGGGTTTGCACTCCGCCGATTTCGCAACCGCCACCAAATCAATGTTTTGCGCGGTTCGAAATCGGCGGAGAGGCGCCTTTCTGAAGGCAGCCCCCCCACCGCCCTAAAACGCCTTTGGAATTGCCCCCCCCCTTAGCGTTTGGCGGAATATGTAGCCCAGCCCAGCCCCATCGGCGGTCGTGCGTCTCCTCGCGAAGCATGAGCGGTGAGTCGCACATCAGGCAATTCCCATACCGCTTTGCAATCGCAAGGTGTTCGGCGCAGCCAACACTGTGCGATTGCCCAGCCTGCGTGGCGCTTGAACGCTTTCGTCCATGGGGGCGATGACGGGAGAGTCTGGCGAGCCAGGCGTTCGTCATCGCTCCCATGGCAACTGACCTGACCTCTCTCCCGACCGGCACTCTGCAGAGTGAAGCCTGGTGTGTGCCAGTCGGGGTCTCTGCAGGCACGAACAAAAAAGAAGCCCCGATTTCTCAGGGCTCCTGCCGGGCATCTCCTTAGTCGGTGAGTTTGTTGATGATCATGCGGCTGGCCTTGTCCACGTCCGTCAACAGGCTGAGCACGTACTTCGGCTCCTCCTTCAGCGATTTTATCCATCCGTCGAGATAGGCAGCGTTGTTGTCGATGATTCGGGTGTCGAACCCAAGAACCTGCCCTACCCTGGCTGCACCGAGTTCGGCCACCAACTCCTCCTTCGCATAGAGCTTGTCGCCGAAGCGATGGCCAGTGTTACGGTTCAGTCGGCTCTCGATGCCAGTGGAGTGGATCATCTCATGGAGGAGCGACGAATAGAACTCCTGCCCATCTACATATATCTCATGAGCGGTCGTGTGTACCTTGAACTGACCTTTGCGCGGAACAACTATCTTGTCCTTCGACGGGCTGTAGTAGGCGCTATTGGATTCCTTGTCATAGACGATGGGGCAGAGCCATGTCTGCATCTTCAGCATCTTATCGATAGCAGCGTTGCTGTACATACCTCTTGTGTCCTTATGGGGCGTGCGCACGTACATCTTCTTCAAGTTCTCCATCTTATCGGGACACACCTCTTGAAGATTTGTCTGCGCCACATTGAACACGCTGTACGACTTTATGAAAGGACGGACGCTGTACTGAGACTGTTGCTGCTGAGACAGTTTCCGATAATCCTCGATGGAGACCTTACGGCCGGATGAGTCTCTGATGTCGAAGTTCCAGTAGATGACCGGCATGGAGGAGGATCCCTTCTTGATATGGGCACCGAGCAAGTTGGCCTGCTTCAGCGTGCAGTAGACCGGGAGACTCCATCCTCTCATTGCCGAGTCCAGCATCAGCATGAAGGCGTTGACTCCTTCGTAGGGGCGTGTCGTGATAGACACTGGGCCCCCTGTGATGTCCGAGCAGATCCAGCCTTTCTTCCAATCTCCGGCCTTCATCTGTTCCATGCGTGAGATGATCATAGAAGCGAACTTCTCCATAACCTTTTCGTCGTGCTCTGTAAATTTCATTGCTGTAATATTTAAAGGGTGAAACAATCAGTGGCTTACATGGCGGTCACATTGATATACTGAATGTCTATCATGTTCTCCATTGCCATTCTCTCGGCTTCAGCGGTGGCTGCTGCCATTGAGTCTGCCATGACCTCGAACGTCATACTCTCGTTGTCTTCTCCGTAGACCTCCACCTGGAAGATGTCGTGGTTGAATAACTTGCGACTCGTGCTGAAGCTGTTGCTCTCAAGATTCGATGTGAAAACTGTAGTTGTCATAATTCAAAATTTTTAAAGGGTTCGACTTATTCAATTTTTACGTGCATAAAGGAGCAGCAAGGAGAAGCGGTGTAAATGCAAGGTTTTGCGGCCCAATTTTTCAAGCGAAGCGGTAAAAATCTGAATCAGGCGACAGCCCAGATTTTTTGAAAAATTTGGTTCAAACCGGAGGCTCGACCTTGCAGGACCGCGCTTGCGCTAACTTTGCAAAGGAAAAATGAAAGCCGGACCTAAGAAAAATTGTTATGACGACTGCAGTCACGAGAATTGCGAGCAACGGCCATAAGGAGACACGTCGCAATCAAGCACGACATCAGGCGGAGGCCGGAGGAGAGGGCAAGACCATGACGAGGTCAGGCAGTCTCATGCAGCCAGCGGAAGACGCAAAGAGAATAATGGAGACCATGACAGACGATATTCAGTTCAATGCGGCCAGCCATGTGCCGCGGATTGCCACCCTGAATATCAGCAATGAAAACAGAGCTCGACAGGTTATGAGCGGTCGCGCCATCTCACCCATGGAACAGTAGAAGGCCATGGAAACAAAAAAGGCCGGATCCCGACATTACAGGATTCAGCCCAGTGCAGGACTCGCCCCAGAAGAAGCAGCCGAAAAATGATGGACCCGGCTATGGGAGGATACCACTTTACGCACGCCCGAAGGAGCTCACGACGCCTCCGGTCATCCTCAACTGAAGCTTTGGGAACTTCTCCACGCCGATACAAAGCGTGTCGAAGGCATCAGAGCCATCCGTACGGTTCTCCAGTTTGTCCTCTTCTGTCTCAGCCAACTTCTCACCCCGTTTGTCCTTCTTACCATTATAGACACCAGCCGTCTCAATGGAGAGCAGCAAATCACGGTTATTGTCCCGATTGATGAGAACCTGGTGGTCCGCGCGCCCCTTGAACATACGGTCAATCAGCAGCTGCTTATCGATATGGTTCATCTGCTTGCCGATGCAGACATCGTTGACCTGCCACCCGTTCCTCTTCAGGATCTTGACAATAGTGCCATGGAAGTCGTCATTATGAAGGGCATAGTTGTTCGCGATAAAGGTCGTATCATAATAGAACACGACGTACTTATAACTGAAATACATGTAGTATTGGCAGAAGTCCTCGACCAACTCCGGAAGTTTCCTTTCATACTTCACGTATAGAGAGTTGACAACCCGTAACTTGCCGTCGCTCCCCACCTGGCCGACGACGATCCAGTTGATGTTGGCGTTGGCGTCGAACGCGATGATGAGCGGCAAGTCTTGCTCGAGATCCGAATCAAACCGACAATCCACCTTCTGGAGGCGGTTGAAATCGAACTGTAGGGAGTCCATGTGCGAGATGTTGGGAGCCGTGTACAAGTTTGACGGCCGCAAACCGCTGTAGAATCCGTCCAAGGTGATGCCCAGCCGGAGTCCGAGAATGGAGGTGGCGAAGGTGAGTGCCGGCAAATTACGCTTCATGTCATAGAAATATTTCTCGCCGAGTATCGCCAGATTCTCGATGGAGGAATATTCCTTGTAGAGTACCAGGTTACCGCGGAACTCATCGGCGGTGGCCTGCAGCCTCTTTATACGGCGCTCGTATAACTCTTTGCGTTCGGGATGCTTTTTTATGCCGGCACGCAGTTGCCATATCTTGTAGATGATGCCCTGGACGACTTCGAGTATCTCGGGATCCATCATCTTCTCGTAGTTCAGGAACCATGATCCCTTCTTCGTCACCGGCATATCGCTTGTGATGGTCATGCCATGGTGGAGATAGCATTTTGAGAAGTACATCTCATTGCCGCGGTTGGCCTGAAACGTCTCCTCCTTCAGTTGCTCGAAGTCGATGAACTTCGCCTCGTCGATGATGAGTCCGTCGAGCGACATGGAGTTGGAGGTTCCGACTCTGTCCTGTGAGATGAGGGCGACGTAGGAGCCGTTCCAAAAGGAGATGATGTTCTCATAGTTCTCCGGCTGCCAGATGGGGTCAGGCCATTTCCATATTTTAGCCGGCCGATGCCCGATGCAATAGTGCAGGTCTTTCTTGTAGCCCCAGTTGTTGATGTGCATAAGGACAGACGGCAGGATGTTCGTCAGTCCTCGTTTGACTGAGGGCACGACGAATCCGAACGCGCCCCTGGGCATGGTTGTCACCATGCGCATCATGCGGAATGCCTGGATGAGACCCTTGCCGAGGCCACGGCCGCAGACGGCCACGAGGCTTCTGGGGTCGATGCTCAGTGTGTAATACTGGGCGTCATTCAGGTATATCTTCTTCGTTTCCTTCGTTTCCTGACTCTGGCTCTGTCTCTTCATCCTTCAACTCTATAAAGTCGGCATCGATGATGTCGGCTCCCAGTTTCTTCTTCAGTTTCTGTATCTTGCCCCGCAGATCCTTGACCGGCTTGAGGCCGATGACCGTCGGGTCGTCGGTCGGCTCTATGACTGGCGGCACGATTTCGGAGAAGTCATGCTGCTCTATCTCGTCCTTGTCGAGCTTGTTGTATTTGGCATAGTCAGCATTGGCCTTCTCGGCGCTGCGGTAGTCATGCGCACGCATGGCCTCCTTGTAAATCCGCTCGGTGCGGGCGTTGAAGACATGGCGGTGCCATTCCTTTGATTCCTGCTCCAGGTTGCCGATGAGAATCTTCAGCAGTTTGATGTCATCGTAGCACTGGCGTTCCTTCAGTTGAGGGTACATCACGCGCTCCTGGTTCACCATCTCACGCGTCCCCTTATCAGGGAAGTTAAGCCAGAAGGTATACAACGAGCGCAGCCGCAGGAGACGGTCTATCATCTCCTGCGGCAAGCGTTTTCTCGCCATTTCATCGGCTGACTCGAACAGCGAGAGTTGGTATTCATCGATGTTGGCCGGCATGCTCATAGGCTCAGTGTCATTTCTTGGATGTCGCGGAAGCATTGCTCCATGGCTGATGGCGAGCAGGCCATCGCCAGTTCCAGGTTCTTTTCCCTTAGTTCCTTTGCGGTCGCTGCCATGCCGCGCAGGTATGCCATCCTTGCCGGATTGCCATGTGTGGCGATATCGAGGGCCAGCATGTCCTCACTCGCCAGTCCCATGAGGACGGATATCTCAGGGATGGGAGTGAGGGTCGATGCCAGTTCCTCAATCTTCTGCAGTTGTTCTTTCGTGTATTCCATCTATCTTTACTGATTGATCAATCAATTTCCACGTCTGTTCGCCCAGGTCGGAGGAGAACTTCGTGTCAGTGGTGATGAATGTACATTCGGCACGTCCGCCATACGTGTTGTTCTGCGAACTTACCACGCTGACAACGTTCTTGGCGCCTGTGACAATAAGAATCTTGGAGTGGTTGCTTGCCAGATAAACCTCGTCGAAGCACTTACGCATCAATGGCTCGAGCTTGACCGTCTTCTTGCTTGCCTTCAGGTCGGCCAGCATGGTGGCCTTAAAGATGAGCCCTTTCTTTCGTAGATTGTAGAATCCCGAAAGGAACTCCTCACTGGTGGAGAATGTCGTGACCAGGACATTGGCCCGGCCGGTCTGCTCGAGAATCCACGCGAGCAGTCCGAGCGTGTGGACGCCGGTGCCGAGGTACACTTGTTCGGGAGCCTCACTCAGAGGCTTCAGTACCTTCTGTATCGTCTGTGTTCTCATGAGGTTCTGTTTTTAGTCCTACTGCCTGATAGCTGGCCTTCAGTTCATCGGTGATGGGAGCGTTGGCCGAGATGATGATATCGAGGCGCTGCTGCATCTTCTCCAGAAGAGCCTGAAATGCTGACTTGTCCTGGTCAGTGGCATCGGCCGACTCAGCCTGCGCCTTCAGTTCCTGCAGTTTCTGCAGGTTTTTGGAAAGATAGGAGCGAGCGGTACCGATGGCGACCTGCGGGCTGTTCTCGTAGTCCGTGCCAATCTCGTAGTTGTCGTAGCGCTCCATCTGCTTCAGATACTTCTCGTCGAGGGACTGCAGCACCTGCAGTTTGTCGTAGCGGTCGCATGAGGGAAGGTTCTCCATGGACTTCAACTCCTCGAAGACAGCCTTGATCTGCTTGTACAACTCACCGTTTTCCACCCAGATTTGCTTGATTTCATCGGGTAGTTTGTCATGATCCGGGCGTTTGCCGAGGGTCTTGACCTCCTTGACTTCATCCGGATTCTCATCGTGCACCGCGCCTGCAGTGTTCTCCGGTACTCCCTCGGTGATGATTTTCTCCGCCTCGGGTACAACTCGCTGGTCGAGACGGCGGACCTGTTCCAGGGTCAGGCCGTTCAGCCGGTATTTGAGATGCTTCTTGAGCTCGTATTCAATCTTTTCGATGATGTACGATGGCCGTGATGCCGCCAGTGATATCCAACGGCGGTACATCAGGTTCCGGGGATTGATCTGCTGGAGCAGCAGGGCGCCGCTTATAGCCATATCATCGGTCTTCGGCTCAGTATAGAGCCAGTCCTGGATCTTCTTTGTGAAATTTGAATCTACCATAGTAATGAATTAAAAAGCGGGGGCGGCTAACAATGTCCGCTCCCGCCTCGTTCTACATATATTTCTACCCTTTATCAACTGCCTGTTGTTGCTGGTGTCTTGCTGTCCGTGGTGAGCAGGTCACCAGTCTCGCCGGAATAATTTCCGTCGTCGGCCTCGATCTTGCCTTCATAGAACGGAGATACGCTGCGGTTCTCGTCGGTAATCTCGATGGTCGTATTGTTGGAGTCGGACGTACCCTTGCCCCAGTTCTGTGATGGCTTGACCTGCAGCTGGAAGTCCTTGTTACCAAACACGCGGAAGCGGCCGTCGCGCTGAGGAAGCAGCATCACAACGTCATCGTTGTTGAGTTCGTTGACGAGACCGCTCACCTTCTTGCCGGTACCAGGCAGCACGAGCGTAGCCGTGTTGTTCCAGTGGTAACTGCCAAAGACGCCAGTCTGCTCAGACTTGGGCTCAGACTCATTTGGAATGAGGTCAGCCTTCTTCCACTTTGCATCTGCAGCGAGTGTGAAATCTCCCGTGTAGAGGGCATTCTTTTCCAGACTCTCGGCCGCATTCATCGGCAGAGTTGGCCATTTGACAATATCGTTGCGGCGGATGTAGAAGAAATACGGTCTCATGCCTGGCAGAGAGACCTCACCCGGGCAGAATTCCACGTTGTCGTAAAGGTTGTTGGTGGTCGTGCATTTCTTTGTCATAGTCTTTCCTCCTTTTTTAAGCGGTTACTTTACCAGCCACCAGAAGGCGTTCCTTGCTGATGGTCTCGAACTCCACGCCATAGAACATGGTCATGACGAAGAGCAGGCGGAAAGCCTCGTGCTTCTCGACTGCCACGCTCTCGTCGTCGCCCTCCTGGCAGACACCGACCAGCATGTTCTGCTTGGTCGTGAGGTGGATGTATTTAGATCCGGCCTTGTTACTCAGTGGCACAATCTCACAGCGGTTCTCAGATCCTTCGACGAAGGTCTGCTTGAACTGCGTGTTGTAGGGGATTGCTCCCGTGGTTGTCTTGTAGTCGTCGCAGTAGGCATCGTAGATGCTGGGAGTGACGAACATCTGCGTCTTCAGCCTGCGAAGATGCGGGTCAGCAGCCCGGTAAATCGTCTTCAATACTTCAACGGCATTTGTCGAGTTGATGGTTGAGGGGTCCACATTCACCATGTTGCCATTGGCGACGCTGATGGTCTTCGCGGTTATTTCCTTCTCAGTGATGGTGTCGAAGCCATCAAAGAGGTCTACGGTCTTGGTGCCCTCTGCGTTACGCTTTGCGTCCCACTGGTGGTCATACAATGCCTCACCCACTTTAGCTGAGAGGAAGTTGAGCACCTGGCGCGTGATTTCCGTAGTCTTCAGTCCCTCACCCTTGGTGATGGCGCTGCCATAGATGGACTGGTAGACAGAGTTGGGAGAGAACTTCTTCTGCAAGGAGCCGAAGTAAGTATAAAGAGTACGAGGCGTGATTTTCACGTCGTCGTCATCGACGCGGTCCTCGTTGTACGGACCAATCTCAGCAGACCCGGACATCTGTCCGACCTGCTCGGCATATCTGATGCCAGTACGGAGTGTGACGTACTGCAAGAAATCCTCACGAAGCGACATGACAGGCATCATGAGGATTTCCTTTCGGAATTTCAGTGCGCTCTTGGCGAGCTGTTCAACTGTAATATTGAGTCCACTTTAAAAAGTGGCATTTTGGGTTCCAGAAGTAATTTTGCCGAATATTTCTTCATTCAGAATTATTCTTACCCCGTCTTACCGCAAAT